ACCTTGAAGGAAACACATGGGAGCCAGTTTGTCGTGTGCTGCTGGAAGCAATGGCAATGATGGACTTTAAAGACAATATGGAGATGCTTTCCCATCAGAAGCCTGGGACGGAATATCACTTGATGGATTGGCGTACATATAATCACTTGATGCAGAAGGAGCAGTTTTTTTATATATTCCAGTACGGCGTTATCATGGGTAAAAGGACTGAACGGGCAAGGAGGGCAAAGTAGATGCACTATCCAATTAATATAGAAATGCTTATGGAGATGGCCAAAACTGCCGGAATAAATGAATTGTCAAAGACGCTTTTAGGGCAGATGGCAAGGGTGTTAAACAATATTTATAAGATGGGTATGGAATATTCAACCGAAGATTTTGTTTTCACGCCCGAAATCGTAAGGGAAGCGCATCAGAGGGTATATGGTAAACTTTTAGTGAATGAAGAAGTAAACCAGCGATTCTATGAACTGCTGTCTGAATGGGGAAATGATGCGTTCCAGGCTGGAGCATGTAGTGATAAACATATTGTTAGATTATCCAATATATCTATGTCCAGAAGAAATTCCGGTTCAAGGCCGACAAAAAAGAAGATGGAACAGGCTAGGCGGTTCTATGAAAAGTACGGCGTATATAAAAGGGAAATTGTGATTGATGAACACGGGGTATTGATGGATGGATACACCACATATCTACTTATGTGTGAACAAGGGAAGGATATGGTGCCAGTAAGACGAATAAGGAGACAAGGGATTAAAGCGGTATTCAATGAAGGTGGCAAGCAATATCAGTGGGAAATCCCCTTGAAATTGATAGATAAGATAGCTCCGGGGGATAGGGTGGTAGTGGAAACATTTTATGGTCCGCAGCGGGTGACAGTCAAAGAGATTATCCCTCTTGCCAAAAGAACAGGTAGAAAAGTACGGCGAATAGAAGAAAAAGAGAACTAATCAAAGTCCCAGGATGTCATTTATATGTGGCATACTGGGGCATTTTATTGACTAACATTTGACTAACAAAGTTGTATCAAGAAAAATTGGTGGAAAATAGAATATTGCCTAGAAATGGCTTAAATACGTACTTTTTTGAATAACACAATCTAATAAAACGTGTTGAAAATACCGATTTTTAAAATTCGTAATGCGTGGGTCGCCGGTTCGAGTCCGGCCAGTGGCTTGATAGAAATTCCTTGTGTCCGCAGGCAATATTATTAGGATAGTGATATTTAGTTAAGCATTCTTTCATGGCTGATAAACTTTTAATGTTTACCAGCTATTTTTTTGTCTTGTTTTTCACTCCTGCAAAAAAGTATACTACAATAAGGCAGATGGAAATGTCTGTGTATTTAGAAAAAGCCCCTTATTCTGTTAATCTAATAGGATATGTGGTAAAATGTTGCTAGTAAAACAAAATTTTTCGGTATAATGAATGATTGAGTTAAAACATCTGCCGACTGTCTTATCCAAAAGACCAAGGCTGGCGGGAATAGAGATACAATAAGATTCCCGGACCTGAATGGATTTGAGCTGGCGCAAGAAAGCTGGGAGGAATTGAGATGAAGGGATATCATATTCTGCTGGGAGAGGATGAACCGGATATATTGGAATATAACAGGGAACAGCTGGAACAGCGCGGCTATCAGGTTACGGCGGTTTCCACACTGGGCCAGGTGGAGGCGTGTGTTCTCAGGGATAATCCGGATTTGCTGGTTTTGGATGTTATGATGCCGGACGGTTCCGGGCTAGAGCTGTGCAGAAGGCTGCGTGAGCAGTTTCAGGGGCCGATTCTGTTCCTCACAAGCTTGGGGGAGAGCAGTCAGATTGTCCAGGGGCTCCGGGCCGGAGGTGATGATTATATTACAAAGCCTTATGATATTGAGGAGCTGGCAGCCAGAATTGAGGCACATCTCCGAAGATTAGAGCGCAGGGTCGGGGAAGATATCCACCAGGGCGGCAGCAGGTTATATTTGAATGTGAAGAGCCAGCGGGCTTATCTGGATGGGAGAGATATGCTTTTAAAGCCAAAGGAGTACCGTCTCCTGGCCGCGTTGATGAGAAACAGGGGAAGATATATGGAGGCCGGGGAGCTTTACAGGGAGATATGGGATATGGCGCCCAACCGGGATATACGGACAGTCTGGGTCCATATATCTAATCTGAGAAAGAAGCTGCAGGGTGCAGACGGAGAGCTGATAGCGGATATAGAATGTAAACGTGCATTGGGATATAAGCTGGTGATGTTTGAGGATGAGAATGAAGATTAGACGGTGGGACAGATGAGGAGAACGTATTATAGAATTGTATTGACAGTGGTACTGGCTGGCTTTCTGGCTGGAAAAACAGTGATTTTTCCAGCTTATGGTATCGTCAGTGACGGGGATATGTCCGAATTATCCACAGGAGAAGATGGAAAAGAGGATGCCTCTTTATCGCTGGGCGGAGAAGGAAGCCGGGGGGAAGCGCCGGAAAATTCGGATGGAGAAAACGGAGAGGGGGAAGCCCCGCCATCCCCGGACGGAGAAGGAGAAGCCCCGCCATCCCCGGACGGAGAAAACGGAGAGGGAGAAACCCCGCCGCCTCCGGCCGAAGAAAACGGAGAGGGAGAAACTCCGCCGCCTCCGGCCGTAGAAGACGGAGAGGGAGAAAACCCGCCGCCTCCGGCCGAAGAAAACGGAGAGGGAGAAACCCCGCCGCCTCCGGCCGAAGAAAACGGAGAGGGA